CCAGATACCAAATGATTGCTGTTCCAACCCACCTGTACTGAATGATTTGCTTCTCTTAACTGCTTCTCTCACCTCATCAGATATCATGTTGTTTTGCATATAATCAGTCCAAGGACGTGAGAACCATTTTTCAATGTCGTTAGTATCCACTGATGGTGAGAAGCTCTTCTTTGAGTGTTGCTCGGCCATGATCTTCTCATGTTTGTTCTCATGAGATCTGCCACCGATGCCCTTAGTTGCAAGCTCAATGCGGTCATAATCAGATAGTTGTGGTCTAAATGTGTTCAATCTCTTGCCAAGATGCTTCTGAATTGGCGGCTTGTTCTTCATCGCATTCTCTATCACAACCTCAATGTCTTCTACTGGAGCAAGATTCCTCTTGTATGATCCCTGCCACACCTTGAGAAGATGACTTGGCATATCACCTGCAACCTCCTTTATGTGGTCTGTGTTATCCGCGGATGGCAGGACCATTGGAATGTTGCATATTCTTTTTTGGTCACACCTTGAATTCACCTCTGTAAATTTCTTTTTATATTGTTCCATGTCATCTCTTGTGAAATCTGGTGCGTCTTTGCTTTTCCTCAGCTCTTGACTCATTATCTGTGCAGCACGGCGATGATCTTCAGATGACAAGTCCTCAGCAAAGTAACTCAAAGTTCTCATATTGTACTGCTTGTCCTCTAGAGGTCTTAATTCAATTGATTCCATCATTATGCGAGCAAGCTTCATGTCCTCATTGGCATTATCTCTAAATATTGTTCTCCCGCATATGTGCTCGATGTGAGGTTCAAGTGGTTGCACTTCAAGAAATCTGTTCACTAGGATCTGCATGTTGTTAGATGAAGTGAGAACATTTGTATAGATTCGATTGATTCCTATGATAATAACCCCCAAAGTACCGCCGACACTTTCAACAGCATCCTTGTACTTCAGCACTTTGCCCTCATACATTGTTTGTAAAGCACTTTTGTGATGTGACATGCATGTGCCAAGCTCC